CCTAATTTTTTTATTTCAGATGCCATGTCATAAAATGGCATAATGCTTTTAATACTATTAATATCAATTTTGTTGTTATAAAGTGATTTGTATTGATTATTATTTTTATCGTACCAATCACCAGTTTTTAAAAACTTTTGTAATTTATACAATGGTTCGTTCTCTGCCTTAACAGTTTCTTCTGCTATTACTCTCTTACGAGTTTCTCTTGTTTCTCTGTTTTGTAATCTTTCTATTAACTTACCCTTTCTACTAAGCCATTTAAGTTGACCCATACTTGCTTTAGTTAATGAATCTATAGCAGCATCTTGTGTCTCTTGTATAGCTTTTGTATATTCGTTCCATGTAGCATCATCCATACCACTTTGTTCTTGCGTTTCAAACATTGGTTTCATGGCATATATCTGTTGCGATTGTTTTATTTGATCTTCACTAGCTATCATGCGATCCATTACAGCCCTTACTTCATCAGTTAAAACTGGTAAATCTACACCATTTTCTTCTTTATAAGTTTTACTTAAATCATCAACAATAGATCTATAAAGTTTGCGTACATAATCTCCAAACTTAATAAATATTTCTTGCAATTTAACACTAGGTGCTGCTTTCTTTTCTGTTAAATAAATTTCGTAATTATATGCAAACGCTTCATGGTATTTTCTTTTTTCTTTTAATGATAATTTGCTCCATGCATCTGCACTTTCTACACCCCAAAAATCTAATAACGCATTAAAATCATTTTGTATTTCTGGTGTTGCTTGTCCTGTTAAGACTAAATCTTCCATAACAGTTAACATAAAATGTGCTGTCTCATGGAAAAACGTAGATATATCAGCTTCTTTATTTAAAAATGCAGTTAATGTTTTAGGATCGAAACCACCTCTTGCATCATCAAAACCACTAGGTACTTGTTGTTGAGAAAATATTTTGCTTTGTTCTGCAAGGTCTATTACATCTACTCGAATAGACCCTCTAGGCTTTCCAACTGAGAGTCTGAAATCTCTTCGTCCATTTGGGAATTCATCATCGAGACTAAGTCTAGTAGGGTCGACTCTGAGTCCAACTGAGGTATCACCATAGCCAGTATCTGGGACATTTCTGGTGGTAACGTAGACATCAGGTTCTCCAGAGCTTCTAAGTTCACCGGACTTTCTGATGCTGTCTGCTGCTTGTTTGTTGGTGTGGTGGTAGACGGTAACTGTTCCGTCTTCGTTGAGGGGGAGTCCAGTTCCTTCATCAATTCTGGACTCAGGTTCGATTCGTCCTTGTCGATAATTTTCATTATCCTGTTGTATTCCATCTGGTCTTCTTTCTCCTGATTCATCAACTCTTGCTCTGTCAATGCTCTGGTTTTGAATTTCAAGGTCTACCTCCTGTAATGTAGTTTGTATGTCAGTTTCTGAAATACCAAATTTTTTAGCTAAATTTACAGATGCATTAGCATAATCTGGTGCTTCGTCATCTACATAACCTTTTGTGTCTTCTGCTTCTACTAGTTTAGCAGAATCATACAATCTTTTTTCGGGATACCATAACAATGCTTGCAAATCAGCCATTGTAAAATCTGGATTATTTTGTTGCAATACATCTAATGCTTGATTAAATACTTTTCTTATGAATCTTCTTTCTGGTGCACCGCTTGGTGCTTCTTTTTGACCATCTAAAAATTTTGTGTAACTAACACCATTTTTTCTTATTTCATGTCCTATACCTATTCTTTCAGATCCTTTTCTTGGTTTACCTAATATGTCGTTTATTACCTGTTCTATTTCTGGCTGATTTTTTATAGTTGCAATTTCATTCATTATTTTTCTATTTGGCTTATCAGTACTTGCATTGTCTATAGCAACAGCAACTTCATCTAAATTTGTCATTCTAATTTTGACACCAATAAGATCTTGTAATTTTTTCTTTTGTTTAGAAGTTAATGCTTTTAACAATGGTTTTAACTGATCACGTTTCATATTTGCTTGTTTACGTTGATCTAAAACTAATGTTCCTGTTAAACGACCCCATGAACGTATTAGCCATCTATCCATAGTCAATTGTTCAAAAAATCCATAAAGATTTGCAAAAAATCCATTACCAATTTTTGGCCCCATTACCGCAGCACCATAAACAATTTCAGATAAATTTTCTCCTGATACTCCACTATTTGTATATGCTTTAACTTCTTTAACTGTGTGTTGAGTTTTCATAAACTCTTCTAAATTTGTAAATTCTTTTTCTCTAATTAATCTATTAAATAATTTAAAATTATTATTGATAGCATCACTTGCTTTTCCTATACCTATATCTGTAGGAAATTTGCCAGTTTCTTTGTAGTGTCTATATGCAATTTCTGCTAGTTCAAAATTTTTATCTACTTTTATCATGTTAGAAGTATTTGCTAATGACCAAGTAAAAGCAAAATTAGCAACTGGATCTGTTGCTAACTCCGGGTGTATAAGTGATAATATTCTTTTTGCTTTAGTTACTTTTTCGTTATACCAACCAACAGCATTACTATTTTCTATTAATGCAAAATTTGCATCATCTATAACCGATTGCACTAAATATTTTTCTGTTTCTATTGAAGTATCATTTACATCTATACCTGCTTCTTTTGCAGCTTGTTTAACTCTTTCTTGTAATTCTATTTTAAATTGTCTATTAGTAGGAAATGGTTTACTTTTAGCAAAATCAAAACTATTTTCTAATTTATTAACTTGACTTACTGAATCTGGTACAGGTTTGCCTTGTTCTTGTGGCTTTGCTTTTTGTGTAAATATTTCACGTTCATTTTCTAATTCTTCAATTTGATTGTTTAATTCTTCAGTTTTTGTTTCCCAATCTAAATATTTTTGATAAGCAACCGTAGGATTACCTGACTCATCAAACCTTGCATTTTCTGGTGGCAATACTGGTTGCGTACCTAAATCTTTTAATTGTTGTTTGTAATTTGTTATTTCTTTATTAACATCACCTAAATTTTGTTGTGCAAGTACTTGTGTTTGTTCTGGCCCTAATACTTTAAATGGATATCTTTGTGCAAATTCATCAGGTAATATTCCTAGCTTATCAGATTGAGTTATTACAAGATCTTGATAAAAAGTAGCAGCGTTAGTTGCGTCTTTAGGTCTAAATTTACCAGTATCTAATAACATCTTTTCAAAATCTTTTTTTACTTTTCCGGCACTTTCTGTAAATTTATTAGTTTGATTTTCTTTTTTTTCTGTGATTTGTTTTGCTTCTTGGTATAACTTTTCACGGTTGGCTTCAAAATATGTGCTTTCTGCTTTACTAAAATCACCTTTATCCCAACGTATATGTTGTTTTAAGAATCCATCAAAATCTGTACCTGCAAGTTTTGCTGCGTATTCACCTGTAGGTATAACAATATCTTGTCCAACTAATGCACCTGATTTATTTAATTCTTTTATTTGATTAGCTATATTAGGTGACACTTGTTCTATGTCTTGCATAGTAATGCCTTGTTGTTTCATTACTTCAACAACTGCTTGTGCATCTACATAAGCAAATGGCTTGCCTTTATCATTACCTAGTTCTTGTGTTAAATTTTGATATTCTGTAGCACTTCTTTTTTTTAAAACACTTGCTGAAGAATTAGTTGATAACTCGTTTAAAAAAACTTCATTTTCTTTTGCTTTTCGTACTTTTTGTAAATCACCTATAAATACTGGCCCACTACCTGCCAAACCAACTAAAGCCATACCTTGCATACTTCTAACAAAAGTAGTAACTAATCTATCTGCTATTTCTTTACGTCCGTCTTCGCTTGTAAGTTTTAATTCTAAATCTTCTCTATCGCTTAATGCTACTGCTAAATCACGACCTAAAACATTAGTAGCTTCTTGTGCTACTTCAGTTAAAGATTCTGCCAACATATTATTTAAAAAATAGTTCTTAGCAAAATTTGTAACTGTAGTTTTTACAGTAGGTTTTACTAATTGTTTAGTTAATTGTTTTGTAGTTTCTTTTATTAATGCTTTTCTTATTGGCTGTGTAACTGTTCCTAAACCAATAAATTCAAAACCTGCATTTACTAAACCAACACCTGTAGCTATATTTTTTGCAGTTTGATCATTCATACCTTCTTCTAATAAATCAAGGTACATTGAACCACCTTCTATGGCATAACTATCAAATGCCATTGATCCTAGAAATCCAACAATAAAACCACCTTTAGCTGTAAATATAGAACCCGGCCCTAACGCAGCACCTGCCACACCACTAGCAGCACCTGTATATAAACCTATTTCTAATGCGTCTGGTAATGTTTTTGAATATTGTCCAATTATAGAAAAACCTTCTTCAAATATTCCAGTACCATCTTTTTCCATATTTTCTAATTTGTTATTAATTTCTGCTAATTCTTTATCTAATTCTTCGTCTGTATTGCCATACAATTTCATCGTACCTATCTTTCCTTTTCTTACATTTAATCTGCCCTTTTCCCACCCTTGTGCTACATTTTCTGGAATACTTTTAAAGTCATCAAATATTTTTTCTAACCCTTGCAAATCACTTATGTTGTCATAAGCTATCGCTGCAAATGTAGGGTCAGTTAATTTTCTATGTAATATAGGACTATATTTTGCAAGTTCTAAACTTTGCAAACGATCTGCTTTATTTTTTTCTCGCATTAACTTTATTGCTTCTTCGCTATCTAAAGCAAACTTTTTATCTAGACCTATTTCTTCTGCAAGTCGTAATCCTTCACCAACCATGTCAGGATCTTTTTTCATAACAGCTTGCAAATTAGCTTTTACTAAATTGTTTGTAGTTTGTTCTCTTCGTCTAGTTACTTCATCATATGGGTTGTAATCAGGTGCATATCCAGAACCAATGTTTTGACTAGGAGCTAGTTCTAATATATCTTTTTCTTCTTTTTCTCTTTCTGCAATTTGATCGTAAATGTTAGTCATGTAATTAACCTGCCATCATTCCGTATGTTGGCCCTTTAATTTCACCAATACCTTGTGTAGTCTCAACTAAAGAATCAGTTTTTGGCATCCCTGATTCTACCCAATACTCTGCAATTCTTTGTTGTGTTACAGGTTTACCTGATTTTAATATTGATTTTATAATAAATTTTTCTTGTTTTTCTGGGATATTACTCATATAAATTTTCTTACCTCCTACTAATACAAATACTTTTTTCTGTTTATTAGGATCAACTGCGTCTATTGGCATTAAGGTACGACCTCTTATGTTACCTGCTACAAATACTCTATCTTGTAAAATTTCTTGCAATAATCCTTCTTTTTCATTAAAACTTGGTTTTCTGCCATTATCTATTTCAAATTGAGCTATATCTTTTTTTAAGGCATATTTTAAATCTAAATAATCATCTCCCGGTTTATCTTTATTTTTTAACAGATCTACATTAGTTTCGTATTTATATAATGATAAATTCTTTTCAAACATAGCTGTATCAACACTAGAACTACCACTACCACTACCACTACCACTTTTGCTTTGACTTACACCAAGTGCATAATCTTGATATGTAGATTCTGTCATTAAATACCTTAATGATTCTAAACTTTGATAATTGTCTGCATTTTCGTCAGTTATATTAATTTCTCCTCTTTCAATAGCAATAATAGTATTTCTATCGTCTGTTTTAGAAAAGCCTTTTCTAAGGTTTTCTTTGTCATCATTTTTTAGTTGTTCCCAAATTTCTGGTTTTATATCTTTCCAACCACCGGGTTGTGCATACGCTAAATCTTCAGCAGGTTTTAATATTTTATCTTTATAATTTTCTTCTGCAAACTCTGTAAGTTCAGTATGTCTAGCTTTTAAATTAGCTTCTACATATTCCAACACGTTTTTATCTTTTATGTTTTCTCTAGCAGAAACAAGAGCATCTTCTAAATTAAATACACCATCTTCACCAACACGCATTGATGGTTGCTGCGTGTCCTTATATGTGTAATCTATTTTTGATACAACAGTATCTAAATCTTTAGAATATAAATCTAAATCATTACCTTCTCCATATTTTTTACCTAACTCTTCTTTACTTAAACCTACAACCTTTTCCATAATTTTTGTATTTACTTCTGCTGCATAAGCAGAATCAGTTTTTAGCTTTTCTTTATCTATAACAAAACCTTCTTCTTTTAATAATGTATTTGCTTTAGTAAATAAACTATCTGCTTTTTGTACACCTAGTTCTTTTGTTAAAAACAAATGTGTTGTGCGATGTTCTGGTGGTAATGATACAGTTGCACCTTCTTTATAATATTTAGATTCTTTTTGTAATTTTTCTAAATTTATAATATTTATTTCTTTGCTGTTGCCTTCTACATATGGCATACCATTGCTGTTAGTTGCATTATTGCTACCTTCTAATGAAGTTATTACTTGTGCAGAACTAGTAAAACCACCATCATTAGAATTAATATTTTTTCCATCTATTATATTGTTTGCAATGTTTTCACCATTTTCTTTTTTTAAACCAGTTGTAATTGTTTTCATATGTTTGCTTATTTGTCCTTCAGCAATAGTTCCATTTCCTTTATGAAATTCTAAATATTCAGCAGCTTTACGATATTCACCGTTAATTAATAATTTTCCAATAGATGAATCATGTACTTGGTTTAAATAACCATTTCTAAGATTTATATATGTTTCGCTATCTTCTGTACTGCCTTGCGAATCTCCAACAAAATTTATGCCTTTAGATTCCATATAATTTTTTATCTTTACATCAAGAGCAATTAAATTTTTTACATATTCGCTATTTTCCCCCATATTAAAATCATCAACAGACAAACCAGTTGCTGTAATTGAATTATTTATATCAGCAAGAGCTTCGTTGTTTGCGTGTTTAGATCCTTCAGCTATCGAATGTTTACTCATTCGGTTTGTTGAAGATAATATTGTTGCCGATGACTTTTCGTTAAATATTGCTAATTGGTTTTTATTTTCTGATCTTTCTGCTATTTCTTCTTTTAACCCATTAAGATCTTTTACTTTTTGATCATATGCAGTAATAGGTGTAGTGCCATCGTCTTCATAACCAACTACCTTTACAGCATTACCAAGTTCTGTTGAAAGATAAGTATTTTCAATTTCTAATGCTCTTGCTTGATATTCGGTATGTAATTCTTTGGAATGTGCATCATCTCTTTCATCTTGTAAACCTTTTGCTATTTGTGCAAACTGATTAAAAGCTTTACTAGATCTTTGTATATCATCAGTTACTACATCGTCCATAGGACGTACTTCTGTAGCACTTAATTGTGGTGCAGACCCAACTCTAAGTTGTTCTGTTGGTGTGTTTTGTAAAGGTACTCTAGCCATAATTAACCTTCAAAATATTTGTTTTTAACAACATCACCAATACCAGTTAACAAGGTACTACTCATGTTTAAAAATGGACTTACTGTTGATGCGTTAGCTAATGCCCCGGCTTGTGATACACCAAGCATTGTTCCTCTAATATCCATATTTACTTTACGCATTCTTGATTCATTCATCGCTTGTACTTTATTAGTATTCATTGTAATCTTGTCTATTTCTTTCATAATTTCGTCACTAGCAAAAAGGTTTGCTGTACTGCCATAACCTAAACTTCCACCTCTTGCAGCAGCACTTGCTGTAGCTTTACCTTTACGTTGACCTGCTTGCATAGTTTTAATCATTATCTGTCTGTTATATGCTCGTCCTACTTGTTGTGCTTGTCTTTCTAACATACGGCTATTAATTTTAGCCATATCTTTTTTATGCTCATAACCAAGAGCCATTGATTTATATTTAAATTTTTCTGTTTCCGCAGCATAATAAGAACCGATCATTCCTTGAACAGTTCCTGTTATAGATGATATTCCGGCTACTTTATCCCAATTTGTTGCCATAACCTCAACAACTACTTATTTTTCTAATATACATACACTATATCTGTTTACGGTCACACTATCCACCTACAGCTACTTCTAATGTTAATCCTACAATTGTTAATGGTAATGGATCAGTTTGTCGTACAAATAATTGTCCTGTGTCTTGCCATGTAGGAGTCAACATAATTTTTATATCTTCCGTTTTTAAATTAGGTGGTGAGCCGTATGGTTCTGTTGTACGTTGTTTTGCTTCTACTAATTTATCTGCACTAGGCCCTGCAAAAATACCAGAACTTTCTAATACTCTTACCCATACATGATTTAAATTTTTAACACGACCTTGACCAAATGCTTCTGCTTGCAAAGCTAAAGGTAACGATTGCAAATCACTTTCATAAGGTAAACCAACATGAACAACACTAGATGCCTGATCTAATGTAATAGAACCGCTAGATACTACTTTTTGTGGATGAACAGCACCGTCAGCTAATATGCTTACTGTTTTGCCTTCTAGCCATGTAATACCTGATATGACATTTCTTGCAACTTCGTATGTTGTTATTCCTGTATTACGCAAAGATGCAGGTAAATCTTTATCTAATTTTACAGTTGCTACAGTTTGACTTGAAGTCGAAGTGATATTGCATCTGTAATAAGTTGTACCGTCTACTAAAACAATTGCATCACCTACATCGGCAACACTAGGAGGTGCATTAAATAAATTATAATTAGCAGTTATAGTAACGCTTTCTCCTCTTGTATAATTTGTACCGCCTGATATAGTTACGTTTTGACTTGTGTTTGTATTTGTGCCGTTATATGTTGCACCTGCGTCAACAAAAAAACTATCACGTTGAGTTTCATACAATCTTGTACCCATACGTTCTATATATTTTTTAGTAGCACCATTTATAGTTCTTTTTATAACGCAATAAACTACATCATCATTTCCTTCAGAAACACTAGCTACGCTTTCAAACGTACCGTCTGTATCATGTTGATGCCATGCTCCTACTTGTTGTTCTGGTACATATGTAAATCCTAATAATTTACCATTACTACTTGTCATCCAAACAATAGGTAATGGAGCTTTAGCTAATGCCATATCTACAATTGTAAAATTATCAAATAAATGCGGAGCACGGAGTGATAAATCACCTGTAATAAATCCATTAGCTTGCCAGTTATAACCAAGTTCTCTAACGTGACCACCACGAGCAGCAGAATAAACCATGCTGTTATTAACAATTACTGGTTGTGCATTATTAGCACCAACATAAGATTGTGGTTTTACTGATATAGAACTAGGTGTTATAGCATCACTATTAACAGATGCTATTCGCCACTCTGCTGACCCTGTAAGCAATAGTAATTGTGTTAATGGAACAATGTGTCGTATTGTATTTGCTTCACGAGCAGCAACCCTAAACTTAATACGATCATCATCTCGTATAGGAATACCAAAAGACATATTACTTTCAGTTCCTGATTTGGTCATATAGATAGTTTGCGGATCATTATTTGTACCTGCAAAAACTCTACGTTGTTCAAAATAAGATACAGCACCCGGATAGTTATCAGAACTAGGAAATGGATTGTCGTATACAGGTGGTGTTCTAGAAAAATCTGGTGCAATGTTTGCATCTACAATTGATGTGCTAGTTGTTTCACCTAAAAATCCATATACACCTGCCTGTTCTTTATATACCCTGTACCTAGCAGCACCAGTAACAGCATTCCATGTTACAGTATTTTTTGCTCCAGTTACAAAAATATTATTATTAACAGATTGAGAACTTGATTGAGAACTTTCGTCTATAAGATTACTACCAACAGCGGTTACTACATATTCGTGTGCTTCATAAGTATCTGTATTAGTACTAGCTGATGATGGTATATAGGCAACAACAGAAGCAATAGTTGGTGATGAAATAGGACTACCAAAATTAATTTCTTTTAATTCCCATTGTGTTGCACCAAGTCTTCTTAATTCTCTAGGTGCATGACTAGGATGCACAATTGTCATAACATCAGCAGATTGCACATAATGTATATCAAATAATTCTGCTTCTAAATATGGTGATGGTATCTCATATGTCATGTCAGCAGGTAATGCATACCAATTTGTAGAGTTTGGTGGCTGACTATTTGAATGTGCTGTTTTTGAATAATAATTTGTACCACTATATTTAGCAATTGAACCAACAACATAATTAGTACCGCTATTCCATGCTGCACCATCGCTATAATTTAATGTTGCACCTTGTGTATGAAACCTAAAATATGTATTACCCATTTCTATGACCATTGTTTGCGTAGTAGAAAAAGTAAAAGACATTAATCTTACTGCTTTTGTGCTGTCTTTAACTTCTTTTACAAATGCAAACCCTGACCTGTTTTCAGCAGGGCCTTGTGGTTTAGCTATAAAATTACGCAATTTTGCTGCACCTTGTTGGTATTTAGTGTCATCAATACGACCAAACATTTCTGGTGATATTTCACCTCCAGAAAATGCTTTAGAAAAGGTGCGTGTTACTGGCATTAATTATCTCCCGGATGTCCAAGGTACTATATGTTCCACCGTTATATCTCTGTGTAAATTGTCTGATTGTTTTGCTTGCGTTAAATATCCTTGCATCATTTGCGTACTACGTTTTGCTTCGGCCATTCCTTGATCACCTTTAATAATAGGCCCTGCCAACATAGATGCTAGATGCCATGACAATGTAGTTACAAATAACGGAGAAAATATAGAAGGGTCAGTTACATATGCTTGATATCTCAGCATTGCATTTTCTTGATTTGTATAAATATATGTTCCTTCTACTGCAAATTGTTGTGGTGAATATTGCCCTGCCACAATTGTTGGTGCATAGTTACTTGTTATTCCTCCGGGAGTATCACCTGCTGACATTCTTGTAGCGTAATCGTTTTGTGAACTAGGAGATATTATTGCAACAGGATTCATCATATCCGCAGGTGCAACGTATGCATAATCCCATTGGTCAAGACTATTAGTTGTAAGTGCTAAATTTCCACGTTTTGCTGCAAAATTCCAAGTATGCATTTCTAACAAATTGTTTCTAGCAATTGGATAAAAACGTGCAGCTTTTTCTGCTTGTGCCGATCCCTCTGGTGGAGATAGCGATGCTATTGTTGCATCATCACCCAAATGAGCTAGGGCAAGGTTGCAAATATCTACTTCGGTTGCCATTACATCTCCTATAAAAAGAGGAGGATAGCAGTAATACTACTAGCCCCCTGTAAGTCAAATAAAAAGACTAAACCTATTTACTAGCAGATTCAAGTTGTTTAATAAGAGTATCTTTTGTTTGTCTTCTATCAAGTTCAATACCGATAGTGCGACCATAAACTTCAAGTTCTGCTTTAGTCATCAGTTCTAAATTAGTTGTCTTTATTTCAGACGCTACAGGTGTAGTAGACGCTACAGGTGTCTGAGGTTCTTGACCACTAACTAATTCAAGATGCTTGCAATACTCTCCGTTATACTCAAATTCTTCGTCAGCTTCTCTCATA